GGTCACCGCGGAAGCGACTGCGCAGTTGGGCACCGTAAAGTTCGGCCTGGTCTCGAACGGCAGTTCCCGCCCCGAGCCGAGTCTTTATGTAGAGCGTGGCCTGGCCTTCCTCGATCCAGAGGTTTTGGCCGGGCGCTCCGAAGGTGAACTGGGACTCGACCGGCCCACCCAGAAACTCCAGGGTGAGAAAACCCTGGGAGGCGTCGGGGTTCTCGCCGGTATTCACGAGGTCAACGACCGGCCAAGGGATCCCGAGATCGCCTTTCCAGGCGAGCAGGCGATCACGGAACGCGGACCGAACGGGATCTCCCGCCACTTAGCCGTCCGCCTTGATGAAGAACTGCAGCGCTGGATAGACCTGATCGCGCTGTACGCGTCGGCCGCCACGGCGGGCCCAAACCTTTACGCCGAGGTTCAGCGTCACGTACTTGAAGTCGACGAACAGCGTCTTGCCGTACCTCGCAATCACCCGGCGCTGGACGACCCGGTAGATGCCATTTGGCGCCTGTCGGCTGCTCGGCCGCCGTTTGCCGCGGCCCGAACTGCGGTTGGCCGTGGCGCCCTCCAGCTTGCGGGCATAGGGCTGCGGGTTGACGATCTGCACCCGGTCACTTGGGGTCACGGCTCGCAGGGCCAACGCGAGGTTGCCCTCGATCTCGCTGCCGTTCAGCAGGACGGCATGGCTCGACACATAGCGGCCGGAGCGGACGGGACTCGCCTTGCGCAGTTCGTTCAGCGCAAACAGCACGACCTCCGCCATGTTCGAGCGGGCCGCGAACTCGATGCGCCCGAAGGGCCGGACCTCTCGGTAGTCACGGCGCGGCATCCCGTCGGTGATGACCACCGGCTGGGCGTCGAATCCGCGAGCTACCTCCTCCCGCAGGGCACGTTCGGCGATGTCGATCGTGGCAGCGCGGACCCATTCGGCCACACTGCGGCCGAGCTGTGGGGCATCGATGCCCTCGACCACGATCGGCATGTCAGCCGGCGACCTCCAGCTCGTACAGGATCACGGTCGTGCAATCTCTGAGCGGCCGAACGTCCAGCACGGACCGATCGCGACCGCCGACCACGAGTGTGTCGTGTCGAGCCGGTGCCTTGCTAGCCCAGGATGAGGTCAACATCTCTGTCGTGCCGATCCGAACCCGGAACTGCTGCTGGGCCGACGAGCCGCCGGTATCCACCAGGTCGCCCGTGAGCCTCTTGCCCTGCAGCATCACTGACCTGGGTTCGCCTGTGCGCTTTAGCTCCATGCTCTCGCCGTGGATCGCCAGCATCCGGGCCACGCTGCCCACGACACCCGAACTCACCCCACGCTCCAGTCACGATAGGGCGCCAGGGCGGCCTCCAGGGAGCGCAGCAGGCCGCTTTCGCCGATGCTATCGCCACCGGCGACGCCGTACGTGCCCGACCAGACCTCCGGCACCGCCTCAGACCGCAGTGCCGGGTCGCGGTCCGTCCCGAGATAGCGCATCTTCACCTGCTCGATGACCTGGCCTTCGAGCTCTGCCGGCACACCGTCGGGCAGCACCCAGCCGGCCGTGTAGGTGACGACGATCTTGGCCGAAGACCACGGAATCGCCGTGTCATCGGCCATTCGTTCCAGCATTCCGCCGGACAGGAGCCGGTAGTCCATGCCCTCGACCAGCGTCGTTCCCTCGTCGACGACAGCACCGACCGCCGTCATGGGAGCGCGCCAGGGCAGAATCATGGTGGTGGCCCGGTTCCCATCGCCGGCCAGCCACGTCGCGCGCAGGACCTCTTGGCCGAACGTCGGCGCCGCACCACCGGCCGGGCGTGCGAGGCCGGCAAAGCGGGCGCATTCCCCGCTGACCGCGTCGATGATGCCCTCGATCAGGTCGGTATCGACGGCTCCCAGCCTTAGAGCCGCCTGCACCTTACCCGCAGTCGTAAGGCGCCGCGCCGACGCTGATACTACAGGCGTGACGATCTCCAGCAGCGGCAGCCTCACCGGCCGGTCGACCTGCGCCGGGGCGTTTCGGGCTCCGACGGCGCCCCATCGAGTGCTTCCGCCCATCCCTCGGTGATCGCCACTCGGGCCAGGTCGCCCTCGACCAGTTCCGACACCTCGAATGGCCGCGGATAGAGGGCGCCATCCGGCGCCCCCACGAACGGCTTTACTACTCTGGCCTTCATGATCAGGCCGGCGGGTTCGGCGTCGGGCGATTGCGCGGGTGACCCAGCACCCAGACGCCGGCGACAAAGGCGTTGCTGGTGTTGGCCGCCGGCGTGATGGTCACCCGGGCATAGCGCCTGGGCCCGCGGTAGCCGATCTTGAACACCTTGTCGTCGTCGGCGAACGTGAAACTCGCCTGTGCAGCCGTCCCCAGCAGGGATTCGGCGCCGGGCGTGGCCGCGTCCGACAGGTTCGCCGCATCGCCATGCTCCAGGAGCGTGGTGAAGGTCGCGTCCGCATCGGCCAGGCCGCCGGTGAGGATCACGAACTCGGCCGCCTCGTAGCCCAGCAGGTCCACGATCTGCGACACGAAGGGCGTGTTGTCGGCCGTGGCAGCCGCAGGGCTGATCCCGCGCCGGAAGTTGAGATTATTGTGGAGATCCTGCGCCATCGCGCTGTCCTTTCTGGATTAGGGGTGAGGCGAGATCAGGCCGAGCACTTGAGCTTGCGGACCGCCTCGGCCAGCACGACCTGACCGCCGATGCGCCGATAGAACAGGAACCGTATGTTGCCGCTGGTCGCCTGGGTGTAGGGATCGCGCAGCATGGTCATCGCGATGCGATCGACCATCGTGTAGGCCCGGGCGAAGTCGCCGTAGATGATAGGGAAAGTGTTGGCCCCCTCGTTCGGCATGTCGGGCACCTCCACGTAGGGGTCGCCGTCGATCGTGTTGGGCTGCCCCTGCGCCAGGCCGGGCATCCAGATGTACTGCTTGTTGTTGTCCTTGAGCTTGCGAACCGAGCCCATCGTGGTGCGATTGAGCGCCCACCGGGCGTTTCGGGCGTAGCCGCTCTTCAGCGCGTACTTCAGGCTGAGGAGGCCATCGGCCTGGCCGCCGGCGTCGGCGATGGTGGCCGCGGTGCCCGAGTTGGTGGAGGCGATGTCGGCATTGGTGAGCCAGCCCTCGGGCTTGCCGACGGCATTGCCGCTCACCACGGCCGCTCCTTCCGCCACCGCGAACTGCTCCTCGGCCTCGCCGCGGATCTCCGCCTCCAGATCGAACGCCGTGTCCTCGAGGTTCTGGTGGCTGATGTCGATCAGGGCGAACATCTCGTGGGTCGGGATCTCGACCATCCCGTAGGTGAGCCCCGTCGTCTCAGAGCGGGTGCCCTGCTCCGCCACCCACTGGGCGGCGAACTGCCCGGTCCGCTTGGGCTGCATGCGTGACTTGTTCGCCGTCGCTTTGACCGAGACCAGCGACCGCACCGGGCTCACCAGCGTGATGCCCTTGATGATGTCTGCCACGTACTCGGCCGGCGCCAGGTAGCCGCCGGTCGTGTCGTTGCTGACCGACAGCGACTTGAACTCGGCCGTCGCCCGGGCGATCGCCTTGGCTTGCGCCTCGGGCAGGTTCGGCACGCCGGTGGTGTAGGCGCCGATCACCCCGCGCGCCCAGTCGTTGAAGTAGGCCTTGCGCTCGATCCGGGCCTCCTCCGAGCCCATGCCGGGCCGCTGGATCTTCAGCTGCAGCTGGTCGAACTGCTCCTGGAGCTGCTTCTCGCGCTCGGCCCTCTTGGCCTCCAGCGCCTCGGCGTTGACCAGCTTCTGGTTCAGGCCCTCGAAGCCCGACAGCGTCGCCTCGATGCGGGCGAGCTTCTCCTCGGTCAGCGGATCGGCAGCGCCCTTCGCCTCGATCTCCTTCAGCCGCTGCTCGTTGGTCTTCTTGTATTCCTCGAAGCCGGTCATGAGCGGGCTCACGATCTTCTTCACCTCGGCCAGCACGGCCGGCAGGTCGTTGGCTTCCTTGTACTCGCGCGCGGGCGCACGCCCGCTGGCGTGGGTCTGGACGTTCATGAAATTCCTCTTGGGTCAGGTGGTGCTGAAAAGCCTCTCGGCCTGCCGCTGCAGGTCCAGGAGGTCGTCCATCCCGCCCTCGTCCCGAGGATTCGGATTGGCCTTGAAGCCGCCGCTGGCGATCGCCTTGGCGGCAGCATGCGAAAACCCGCCTGCGTCCCGCAGGAAGGCCTCGAAGTCACGTATCGTACGGATCCGGGACGCCGCCTTGGCATCCTCGATCCCTGCAAGCGGGTTCATGCCCCACAGCACAGGCCCTACCTCGTAGAGCTCGACCTGGGTGATGGTCCGGGCCGGGTCGGACGCGGTCTTGCCGTAGGCGGCATCGACCACCGAATAGGTGATGGACATGGCGTCGATCGAACCATTGCGCAGGCCCGCCAGCAGGGTGCGCCCCCGCTCCGTGTCGATCGGGTCGAGCTGCCCCGCGACCTTCAGGCCGTGGGCATCCTCCTCCATGGCGGTCCAGTAGCCGACCGGCATCTTGTCCTCGGCTGCCGCCCCCAGCCCGTGCTGCCACAGCATTTTTGGCAGCTTGCCGCGGGCCTTCCAGCCGGCGAGCGAGGAGGCGAAAGCCCCTTTGACGAGAATATCGCCGCCGTCGTCGACGTTGCCGAACACCGCGCCGTACCCGGAGAAGGATCCCGGCGGGCCGTCCTGGGCGAACTTCACCTCGAACGGCCGGGTCGCCGTCAGTCGCATCAGCTGTTGCCTCCGGTGGGCTGTGGAGCCGCCCGCTCGGCCTGTGTCGCCATGTTGAGCGGCAGCAGCGGCTCCTCCAGTCCCTCGATCGGGTTCAGGTCCTCGAAGCGGCGGGCTTCGTTCCGGGTCAGCCAGCCATTGGTAATGCCGCTGGCATAAAAGTTGGCCCGCGCCGTGTTATCGCCGCGCAGCAGGCCCTGCAGGGAGAACTTGGCGACGATGTCGTCCTCGTCCGGGAACAGGTCGCGGGCCAGCGACTGCTCCCAGTTCTCGATCCACGGCGCCAACGTATGGATCACGTGCGCCAGGAAGAACGCCTCCGCCGAGGCGAAGGTCGCCGTCTTGTCGGCGTAGCCCACCATCTGCGGGAACACTTTTAGGTCCCTGCAGATCTCCTCGATCTGAAACCGCCGCGTATCCAGGTGCTCGGCGTCAACACCCTTCATGGCGAGCGGCGTCCAGGTGCTGTCCATGTCGAGGACCGCCGTCTTGAACCGGTTCGCCAGTCCGCCCTGATACTGGGCCCAGGCCTCCTTGAGACGGGCCCGGGCGGCGTCGTCCAGCGAACCTTTCACCGACAGCACGCCGCCGGGTTGGGTGCCGTTGGCGTGCAGCGCCGCGTGGGTCTGCTCGGTCGCGATAGCAAGCCCCACGGCCTCCCGGGCGACCTGCAGCGCGTCAAGCCCGGCAGTGCCGGTCCAGCTCGGCCCCCGGAGATGAAAAACATCCTCCCGCGGCAGCACGGTGGTGCGGCCGCCGAGATCGGTCACCCGGTAGGTCAGCGTGTAGTCCGCCGCCTGCTCTATGGAGAAGCTGCCCGGCACCAGCGGGATCAGCTCGCGCGGCACGCCGCGAACCCGCCCGATGTAGGCGCAGCCGTTCCCGACCAGAACGGCATGGAACATCATGACCTGCCGGAACTCGAACGAGGTCATCCACTCGTTCGGTCGGCGGGCCAGCAGCCGGTAGGCCGGGTGGTCCTTGGCGAGTTCCTTGGTGCCGTCCGCCTTCTCCCGGTAGACCTTGAGCGGCACCTGGGCCACGCCATCGGCCAGCACGCGCAGGCAGGCGAATACCGTCGAGACCTTCAGCGCGCTATCGACGTTGACTGCGACGCCGGACCGGACGTTGGGCTGGCCGAACAGCGAAGCCCAACCGAGGCCCGACAGTTCGGCCGCCTTGGTCTCCGGGCGCCGCAGCCGGCGGGCGATCGAACGGAATAGGCCGACCATTTACCTAAAAGCCCTCCATTCGGACGCCGGGCCGCACGCGGTCTTCCTTCCCGGCGCGCCGCGGGTTCGATAGGCTGAATCGACAAACGACGAGGTCATCGCAATGGCGATTGCGTATCGACGACTTGCGGGCACTCTTGTGCTCGGCCTCTGGCTTGCCCTGCCAGGCGTCCTTCACGCGGGAGCGGCCGACGCGACGTGGGCTGCCACTGGCAAACTCGAGGATGGCACCTCTACCGCCTGCACCGGCGGTTCAGTTCCCATGCCCGAGTGGGCTTGGCAGACGGAAGGGGTGGTCGACATAAAGGGGAACACGCTGACCTATACGACCGAGAGCCGAGCGCCCAACAGTTCATTCACCGTCGAGTTCAAGGCGCTGCAACCCGATGGTTCTGGAAGGGTTGAGAGCGAAGACGACAAGGGTCGAAGGTTCTTCGTCACAATAGCTCCGGGCAGCGGAGCGCGCCCATTTTACATGACCTACTCCTACAATGCCTGTCGGCGTGTTTACTCGCCGAAGGCATAGTCACGGTCTGCGCCAGGCAATCCTTAGATTCAGCGCGGGTCAGTCGCGCTCACAAACAAAGCTCGAATCCTCGCTGTCATGGATGAAGAAGTGGCCGACCAGGCGGCCGGCCGTACCCAACGCCGCCCATCCCCGGCCGCATGCATCGTCCCGTTCGTCGTATCCTTGCCAAGAGAACTCTGCGCAGGCGGCACCGTCTCGGGTCCCAAACCGGACATCGAGGAAGCCTTTCAGGGCACCGAAGGCGATCTCACCGCCGCCGTCAGGCTCGAAGGTGATGTGCGCCGTCTCGACGAGATCGAGGAACTCGTCGTCCCACTTGTCCATCTCAACGATGCGCCAGCGGCCAATGAAGGCCGCCGAAAGGGCAGACAGTTTTGCCATCGCACCGCATCTCCCTAGATCGCTCAGAGGGACAAGAATGCGGTGCGGCCCGCTCGAAGTGAAGCGCTGAAGCTTTCGCTCACAGCACCAACAGCTGTTCCGATCGTAGGTAGGTCCGCCCTCTTGCCTGCGGGTTCGTGGTCATCAGTGCCACGGCATTGAACGCCGCCATCAGCGGGTCGATCTTGGCGGAACCCGACGCCTGCTTCGTGATCGTGATGGCGTTGCCCTTGGGTTCGACCCGGGCGTTGCCGACCGACCAGGCCATCAGCTTCGATCCTCCGTGCCACAGCGTGCCGTCCGCGAGCTTTCGTTCGGTGGCCTTAATCGCACCCGTGAGCTTCCAGCCCTGGGTGATACCGACCACCCGGTCGTTGCCGGCGACGCCAACCTCGGCCAGCGCGTCGACGATGGCGCCAACGCCGAACGGGTCGAGGCCGACGGCCGCCAGCCAGCCGGTCGTATCAACCCGACGGCAGATGTCCGTGATCTCGGCCAGGTCCTGGCCAAGGTCCTCCACGATCGACAGCTCTCCGGCCTGCTCGAAGTCTTTCAGGATCGAGACCTCGCCCTTCCGGCGCGCCAGCACCGACTGGTGCGCCCAGGCACGGGACCAGAGCAGCCAGTCCCGGGTGACGGCATCGCGCCCCAGCACCGCCAGCCCGAGCAGATCGTCCAGGCCACCGCCGTCGATACCGATCACGACTACCTCGCTTCGGTCCAGCAGCACGTCCAGCGTCAGCGTATCGTCCGCGGCCCCCTGCCAGTAGTCTGCACCGACCCAGCGATCGGAGCGCAGCGCCAACCCGATCTCGATGTTGAGGTGCTGGGAGGCCCAGCGGATGATCTCCTGCTGGCCCTTGGCCCGGGCCTGCGCCCAGTCTTCTTCCAGCCGCTTGATCGTGACCGACCGTCCCCGGTTGGGCGTGACCATCCACCAGTTGGCCGGATCCTGCCAGGCCGGCGGATCCGCGGGGTCGTTGGCGATGTCCTCCGGGAACTCGTACAACACCGGCAGCATCGCGCCCTGTGCCTTCCCGTCCCGGATCGCGCGAGCCACCGTCAGCTCGGCCCGGAATGCCCCGCGCGGCGGCTCGTCCGACTGCGTCGTGATGAATACCAGGAAGCCCTCGGGATTGGGCAGAAGCCCGCCCCGCAACTGGCCGATGATCCGCTCGGCCGCCGCCACCCTGGCGATCTCGTGCAGCTCGTCCAGCAGCACGCCTGTCGGCTTCACCCCGGTCAGCACCGTGGTGTCGAACGCCTTGATCTCCAGCGTCGCCTTGGTCCGCCGATCGGTAATCTTGCGCAGGTGCTCCTGCACATGCAGGCGCTTGGGCAGGAACCCGTCCGGGTCCTTGTCGACCATGCCCAGCGCCTGGCTGAAGGCGATGTGCGCGAGCGAAACCGTAGGCGCGACCAGCAGGAATTCCGCCCGCGGGCGCTCGTTCATCAGCAGCGTCGTGACCATCAGTGCCGCGGCGTACGAGGTCTTGCTCGATTTCTTCGGCGCCAGCAGGAAGATCTCGCGGATCATCCGCTCCCGGGTCTCCCGGTCGACCGAGCCGTGCAGAGCACCGACAATCTCGCGGAACCAGTCCGCACCTGCCTCCGCCAACGCCGGCGTGCCGATCACGTCCGGCAGCCGCAGCTTGTTGAAGATCGCTATGGCGCGGCCGGCCTGCCCCCGGTCGAGGTGCGGCAGCTCCGGCAACAGCGACCGGCCATGCCGGATCCGCTCCCGCCAGTCCGGCACTGCCAGCGACCAGGGCGTCATCTCAGTTGACCAGGCGGCCCCACTCGTTGCCCTCGCCCGCCGTCAGCGCCTCGCGTTCGGCCAGCTCCTTCTTGCCTACCGTCTCCTCCACCCGCTTCGGTGCGTACTCCGACCAGCCGGCCCGGACCTTCAGCCAGAAGATCGCCGCCGACAGCCCCTCGCGGGTCGGCTTGCAGGCCATCGTGAACAGGTTCTGCGCCACTTTGGCCGTCGCTTTGATGGTCCCCAGCTCGATCTGGTCGGCGTAGTGGAACCGCAGGGTCTTGGGGTCGATTCCGACCAGCCGGGCGATCTCCGTCTGCGGGATGCCGAAGCCGGACAGGGATTCGACCAGGGTGCGAGTCTCGTCGGTCGGCGCGTGGGACGGCCGGCCGCGGCTGGGGCGGGTCACCTAAGATTCTCCTGAAGGACGAACGGTCGGAATTGGGTAGAATTGGGTGTTTCAGTGGGTAGCCAGCACCCCCACCCATCTGCGACAGGCCCCGGCCACATCCCCCACGCACACTAGGTGGCCGGGGCCACCGCGGAAGGTTGGGTTCGTCTGGAACTCTCACAGAACGCCAGTGATGACGCTCATATGCCGATGGGACAGTAGGTGAACGCGCAACCCACAATGATCTTCAGATTGACGATGCGCTGGCCTCGTTCGAACGACGTGCTGCCGTCGATACTCGAATTCTCTACACCCCAAGCCGCCCTGACCCACATGACGTCGCGGCAAAGGTCGGGGATGCAGGTTCTCCGCGTCGAGATGGTGTCCAATGGCGACACGACGACAATCTCGCAGGTCCGGCTCCGAGCGATGGTTCACGGCCAGCCCCGACAAATGGCGCGTGTCCCTCCGCCAGATAGATGCAAGTTGCTCAAGCCGACCTAGTCGCGGCAGCGTGCGCAGTCGGCTGGGCCGGGACACGCGTCGCCTTTCGTCCACCTAGCTTTTCCCACCGCCCCACCACCACGTCGGTGTACCGCGGATCCAACTCCAGCAACCGTGCCCGCCGGCCCGTCTTTTCCGCCGCGATCAGCGTCGTGCCCGAGCCACCGAACGGGTCGAGCACGATATCCCGGCTCTTGGACGAGTTCCTGATCGCGCGCTCGACCAGCGCCACCGGCTTCATCGTTGGGTGCAGGTCATTCTTCACCGGCTTGTCGAAAAACCAGACGTCGCCCTGGTCGCGAGCACCGCACCAGTAGTGGTCGGCCCCGTCCTTCCAGCCATAAAGGATCGGCTCGTACTGCCGCTGGTAGTCGGCGCGGCCCAGGGTGAACGTGTTCTTCGCCCAGATCAGGAACGTCGACCACTTGCCGCCGGCCTCCCGGAACGCGCGCTGCAGCGTGTCCAACTCCGACGACGACATGCAGATGTAGATCGCGCCCTTGGTAACCGCGAGCATGTTGGTCGCGGCGGCCTGGAGGAACGGGCCGAAGCCATCACCGAGATTGTCGTTCAGGATCGGCCGGTTCTTGCCTCGCAGCTTGTCCTTCGCCGAGTTCGCGTAGTTCACCGAATATGGTGGATCGGTGAAGGTCATGTCCGCCAGCTCGCCATCGAGCAGCCGGTCGACATCAGCGCGCACGGTCGCGTCCCCGCATAGCACCCGGTGTTCGCCGCAGATCCAGAGGTCGCCCGGCTTGCTGATCGGCTCCGCCGGCGGTCCCGGCGCCTGGTCCGGATCGCCGTCGCTTTCGGTGTCCAGTAGCAGCTTGCCGAGCTCGAGCTCGCCGAAGCCTGTCAGGCCGAGGTCGAACCCCAGGGCTTTCAGGTCGCCCAGCTCGACCGGTAGCAGCTCGGCGTCCCAGCCGGCGTTCAGCGCCAGCTTGTTGTCGGCGATAACGTAGGCTCGCCGCTGCGCCTCCGACCAGCCAGCCGCCACCATCACTGGCACCTCGCTGATCCCGAGGCTCTGCGCCGCTAGGACGCGGCCGTGGCCGGCGATGATGGTACCCTGCTCGTCCACGAGGACGGGCGTCGTCCAGCCCCATTCCCGGATCGAGGCCGCAAGCTGCGCCACCTGCTCGGGGCTGTGGGTACGGGCGTTGCGCGCTGAGGGCACCAAGCCGGTCACCGGCCGACGCTCCACGCGGTCGGCGGGCCATACAGGGCCTGGCGTCGGCACAGCGGCCGGTTTCCGGCCCGTACGGCGCGAACCGGCGGTCTCAGCGGTCATTGTTGCCTTTCAGGTCGAGGGCCCGGAAGGGGCCGTTTCTTGGTGGTATTGGCGGACGGGAAAATTCTCTGCGTGAGCCCCCGGCCGGCGGACGCCCCCAAAAGCCCCAAGGATCAAGCTCCCCCCGGCCTCCACGCCGTCCGCTTCGCACGCTCTGCTGCGGTCTTTGCCGCATGGTGTGATGCGCACATCAGCATTGTGTTGCTTCGCGCCAACGGCGCACCACCATCCTTCAACTCCACGATGTGATCGACGATGGCGCCGCGCTGCGTGCAGCCCTGCACCTGGCATCGCCCTCGTGCCTCGCGTCGCACACGATCACGCAGCGCGATCCACGCGGCCGACGAGTAGAACGGGTCCGCGACCTTGGGCGGCAGCGCCGCCGTCTGCAGGCTCAGCGTCGCCACGCGCGGGCGCAGCGCTTGCAATCCCATGATTGTCTCGGCTCGAACAAAGCAATTCGATGATCCGCGGTTTCACTTGGCTGTCGGCACGACCGAAGCGTTCATGCGCCCGTCCACGACGGAGACCGACATGCGCCGCAACGCCCTCGACGCCTACACCGCCCGCAAGACCGAGATCGACACCATGCTCACGCGCCTTGCGGCGCTGAGCGCCGACCACTTCAACGTCGAGCCCGAGCGGGTCACCTGGGCCGACGTCGGCACGCTCGCCCACTACGCCGAGCTGCTGAAGCAGCTGACCGACAGCGCCTTCAGGGAAGGCGAGTACGCCGAGTAGCAGCCGGCCGCGCTCCGCAGCCCCGACCGGCTCCGGCTGGCGGGGCTCCGGTCAGTAGGAGCCGCGATGGTCGCGGTCCACAGACGGAGCATCGATCATGTCCAAGACCACCCGCAAGAAGACCACCACCAAGACCAAGCGCGCTGCGCCCAAGCCTGCGGCTGCCGAAGCCAAGGCACCGCACGCCGCCAGCAAGCAGGCCCGCCTCATCGAGATGCTACGCCGGCCCGAGGGCGCCACCATCGACGAGATTGTGAAGGCCCTTGACTGGCAGGCCCACACGGTGCGCGGCGCGATGTCCGGCGCGCTCAAGAAGAAGCTCGGCCTCACGATCGAGTCCGAGAAGGTCGACGACCGAGGCCGCGTCTACCGGATCGCCGGGTGACGCCGATGTACCGCATCGTCCTGCGATCGGTCGGCAACCCGGACTTCGGTCAGGATCCCGATCAGCCCATGTCACCGACCAAGGTCGTCATGGTCGACAGCCTGCGGGCAGCGTCCGAAGCGGCCCGCGCCTACATCGAGCGCCATCACCTCGGCAGCGGGAACTTTCCCTCGTCCCGCGTGGTCAGGGACGGCCGGGTGGTTGCCCGCATCTCCTACAATGGCCGCATCTGGCTACCGCCGGAGGGCGACGGCGGATCATGGCGGGAGGCGCCGGAATAGAAACGGCATCGCCTCGATCACCGAACCGGCGGCTGCGTCACGGCGTGGTCGCCGGTTTGTCGTTCGTGGTGATGGTGGTGCCTGCGGCGCGCGCCTAGCGCGAGCATGGGTCAAAAACTACCTGATCCGACCGAATCTGTCTTAGCGAAAAGTGTCTGCAACGCACGATTTCTAAGTCGACCTGGGCGGTTGTGGCGGCGGCGCCTCGACGAGGTACTGGCGGATCACGCGATAGGCCTTCGCACGCTGCGGCTCCAGCGCGGCCAACTCGGGAGAGTTCAGCCAGGCCTCTGCTGCAGCCAGGCTGTCCCACTCTGAGACCACCAGGTTGGGAGGAGGCTCACCAACCAAGGGGATGATTCGGCCGCCGATGGACGAGATGATGGCCGGTCGGCCACCAGCTGCTTCGAGAGCGGGTCGAACCACTGGTACGTATGCTGCCAACGCGAC